TTAAAGAGGCAGGTGTAGTATGGGATTGGATAAAGTATTAGTAATTGGTCACAGCCCGGGTAAAACACCCATAAATAAAATGAAGAATGGTTCACCAACACTCAATAGACTAAATCGTTGGCTCGATGCATGTGAGGTAGATATATACAGCTTTACGAATCTTTGTGCACACCATAAGGAGTTTCTGAAAATGGCTGATATTGATGGCACAATAATCCAAAAAATCACCAAAAATTATAATAAAATTATAACTTTAGGCGGTTTTGTGTCACAATATATCACTAAAATGGGGATAAATCATTACGCTGCTCCACACCCAAGTCCACGTAATAGAAAGTTTAATGATAAAACATTTGAACCTATGATAGTTAATGAATTAAAGGAGTATTTGAGATGAAGATAGGTGTATTATTAGGTAGAGGTGTAGAAGGTGTAGGCTTAACTAAAAATGTAGTTGAGTTTCAAAAGCTTTTCCCCGGCGTAGAAGTATATGCTACAATCGATAAATTATGGCAAAGAATGAACTCAATGGATTTTAAAGTAAATTATTTTAGAGGTACTGATTGGGACCAGATAAGCAAACCAACAAAGAAATTTCCAGATTTATTGACATGTACACAAGTCATTGAAAGAATCAATCAACTCGATATGTGTATAGTTTGGAGTGTTCCATCTAAATCTCATCCAGAAGATTGTGTAACTAACTTCATAAAGATGATGGAAGAAATTAAAGTACGTAAATCTTTAGTACAGGTTGATCATAAAATACATTCAATAAATAGAAATGCTGGACTAGCAGATATTTCATCTAAGATGAATGTTCTTATGTGTCATTATGTTGATAATCCTTTTGGCCAATGGGTTAAGAAAAACAATATTAAAACACCATTAACAAATATGGGTGTAGGTTTTAATTTTACAAAAGAAAAATGGAAGCCAATACACGATCAAGATCCTTTTTATATAAGATGGGTTGGCCGTACTGCAATGTGGAAAGGTCCGGACTTGATGATTGATTTTCATAATGATTATTTTAGAGAACTTGGATTTAAAACAGTGTTGGAAGGATTGGAAGCATCAATCAATTATCCGGCAGTACTTTATAAAAATCCAAAAGAAATGACAGGTAGAAGAGAAGTTATTAATTATTTCAGACCTGAAAAAGGAATCGATAATAATCCAAGTAAAGATCCGGATTATGGATGGGAAAAAACTGGTGAAGGTGCGTACTTATACGGTGCATATACACATGAAGAAATGATTGAACGCATGAGTCTTGGTGGATTTGGTTCTGATCTTATGTATTTTAAAGAAAACATATATGGCGATAATGTTGAGTATTGTCACACAGATTGCTTTGCTGCCGGTGTCATACCAATATTTCATAAACACTTTTGTGATAATGTAATTCATAGAAAACAAGGAAAGCCAATATCTGAATGCATAAATACTGGTACGATTGGTATCGATGCCACAAATGCAGAGGCAACTGCACATGATATGTTGATGATGACTGGCGATCCAGTAATGAGAGATGAGTGGCGAAACATGATGTTTGAGTTTTGGAAAGAACATTGTGATGCATCCATTGTATATAATGAGATCATAAATAAAACACTAAACTATAATGAAAGAAATGAAACAACTTTGGAGGATTTTTTCGTATGAAAGTAGCGATTACAGGATCACGTGGTTTTATAGGTAGCCACTTAAAAACAAGACTTGAAAAAGACGGACATGAAATAGTTGAATGGGATTTAAGACAGGAACCATCAAAAAATATAGAAGACTTTAATCCAGGAGATGTAACTCATGTAGTACATTTAGCCGCATATGCTGATGTCAGACAAAGTCTTAAAGAACCAGAAAAATACTGGACTAATAATGTAGAAAATACTACACGTATACAAAAGATTTGTGGTTATAATAACATACCATTATTATATGCATCATCTTCTTGTATACATCAGTGGTGGTTATCACCTTATGGTACAAGTAAAAAAGTAAATGAAGAAACAGCTTTTCCGCATCAAGTAGCACTAAGATTTACTACTGTATATGGCGATGGAGCCAGAGAGTCTATGCTCATAGGCAAACTGATTGGTGGTACAATAAAATATTTAACTCGCCATGTAAGAGATTTTGTACATGTAAGTGATGTATGTGAGGCAATTGTTTTACTCTTAAGTAAAGATATTAGATTACTAAAACCAGCATATGATATTGGTACTGGTAAAGGTAATGTAGTAGAAGACTTAGGTAATTTAGCAGGTTGGGAAGGTATTGAAGTTACAGATGGTGATGATTGTGAAGCACAAGATAATACTGCAGACATATCTGCAATGAAAGAATTAGGATGGGAACCAACAATTAACGTAAAAGATTATATCGTTAGAAATACGGTACCACACTAATGAAGTACGCAAGTATCGTCCCATTGATTGGTGGTGAAACCATTGCAATGGAAAATGTATTTAAAAAAAGACCGGAGTATATTTTAAGTTATGAAGACTTTAAAGCAAACGATACTCACTTGGTTGAGTATTATAAAAGAGAAGTTCCCTACTATCTTCTGGGAAACGACAGGAACTACGATCTACCTTCTGTCGATGTTGTTAACACCGTGTGCCCTTGTGCTGGTTTGTCTAGCCTCAATACTACGGCATCTTCTGACGCTGCTGCTAATGATTGGATGTCTACCTCTGCTAATTATGTCTTGGGTACACTCAAACCTAAAGTATTCTGGGGTGAAAATGCACCAAGACTCGCTTCAAAAATGGGGGAGCCGATTGTGGAAAATCTCAGATCAATTGGAAGAGAATTTGGATATACTTTTAGCTTATATAAAACGAAGTCTCTCCTCCATGGACTCGGACAAGTAAGAGATAGATCATTTTATTTTTTCTGGAAGGGTGATAAAGTACCACAGTTTGAATATATAAAAAGGGAACATCAAAAAATTGAGGATACGATACGTTCCGTGAAACGCAGATCAGATGATCCGATGAATGTCCTTACTAATACAAGTGTTCCTTCACAAGACCCTTACTACCGATATGTCTTAGAAGAAATGCTTGGTGGTATAACTCATAAAGAGTTCCAAAATAAAATAAAGAAAAGCTATGATGTTCTACATTACATAGAAGATAATGAACATTCTTATGACGGTGTTGCAAATTGGATGTCTTTACATGGCTATGAAAAACAAGCACAACGTTGTAAAGTTATGTATGAAAAATTAGCATCGGGTAAAAACATTATGAGAAGAGGTGTATATGTACCAAAGAATTATATTGGTGCTTTTGTAGGCAGTGCACCTACAAAGCTTACACATCCAGATGAAGATAGATTTTTAACAATAAGAGAATGTTTAAGTATTATGGGATTACCTGAAGATTTTATATTGCAAGGTGGATTAAAAAATTTAAATCATATTTGCCAAAATGTACCAGTCACTACTGCAAGTGATATGGCAGAACATGTTTTAAGATTCTGTGATGGAAGGTTAAGCAATCAACTATGGGATGTTGATTTTATGGTACAAGATAATCGAAAACAATCTATACAAAAGCAAAATAAACCTTTACAATTAGATGCTTTTATGGTATAATTATATTATTTGTAGGAGAAATGAATGTCAATAATGGATAAATTAAAGAAGAATAGTAAAGTCGATTATACTTCGATACTTGCTGATTCTAAATTTTTTAATGATAAGGACATGGTTACTACTGATGTACCTATGATAAACGTAGCTTTATCAGGTTCTATGGACGGTGGCATATCACCGGGTCTTACAGTTTTAGCTGGTCCTTCAAAACACTTTAAAACATCATTTGCTTTAATTATGGCAAGTGCTTATTTAAAGAAGTATGATGATGCTGTATTATTATTTTATGATTCAGAATTTGGTTCACCACAGTCTTATTTTGAAAACTTTGATATTGATACAAGTCGTGTATTGCATACACCAATTACTAATGTAGAAGAACTTAAGTTTGATATAATTGCACAACTTGAAGGTTTGGATAGAAATGACAAAGTTATTATTGTAATAGATTCTGTAGGTAACCTTGCATCAAAGAAAGAATTGGAAGATGCAATAAACGAAAAGTCAGTTGCAGATATGTCAAGAGCAAAAGCACTTAAAGGTTTATTTAGAATGACTACACCATATTTAAATATGAAAGACATACCTTTGCTTGCAGTTAATCATACATATAAGGAAATAGGTTTATTTCCAAGGGATGTAGTATCAGGCGGTACCGGCATATACTACAGTGCAGATAACATTTGGATTATTGGTAGACAACAGGATAAACAAGGTACTGAAATCAAAGGCTACCACTTTGTGATCAATGTGGAGAAATCAAGATATGTTAAAGAAAAGTCTAAAATTCCTATTTCTGTTAGTTGGGACGGCGGTGTGCAGCATTGGTCTGGTTTGCTTGACGTTGCTTTGTCTGGCAATTATGTTTCTAAGCCCAGCCCTGGTTGGTACGTACGAATTGATAAATCAACTGGAGAATTGGTGGAACCGAAAGTTCGTGAAAAAGACACGTTAAATGAAAAGTTTTGGAAACCAATAATCGAAGAAACTGATTTTAAACAGTACATTACTAATAAGTACTCTATACTTAATAATGTTGTGAGCTTAGCAAAAATGGATGAACATTAATGGTATTGACCGAAGAAAAGCATTATCAAATAATACCCGATAAAGGTGATGAGCAAGCTTGGAACGTTAGAATACTTTCAGGTACTTTTACTGAAACAGTATTGAAATATGGTGTGGTTAAATTCAATGGAAAAGGTGAAGAAAAATATATGTCTTTCAACTTTGAAATTGTGTACACACCAGATACTGAATTAACAAAAGAAAATAAAAAATTGCAAGAGTTTGCAGGCATACTCTTAGAACAAATTATGGCTAAAGGCATTGAAGATGGCAATGTATTAACAAGAGAGGTGAAAGATGAACATAACTAGCAGTCAAAGACTTGTATTATTAATGGATGAAATATCCATTGCAAAAAGTAAATTACAACCGCAAGACACAGGACATATTCATACTTCAATAAGCTACTTAGAAAGTAGAGTTGAAGAGGTCCAAGCAGAAATCGATAAGGAATTGAGAAAACTCGCCTATGCCTACTAATTTAGAACAAACCATATTACGTAATCTGTTAACTGATGAAAAGTACATGCGTAAGGTATTACCTTTCATTAAGCCAGATTACTTTGAAGGTATATATCGAATATTATTTCGAGAAGCAGGTAAGTTTGTAGCCAAGTATAATAAACTACCAAATGCTGAATCGTTTAAAATAGAACTCGATAATGCCGATAAATTAAGTGATGAACAATATAATATGGCCATGGACATTGTACCGCAATTATTTGCAAGTAATACTGTAGATGATAAATGGTTGCTTGATACTACTGAAAAGTGGTGTCAAGATCGTGCAATATATCTTGCAATTATGGAATCAATATCTATTATTGATGGAAAGCACGAAAAACTTACAAAAGGTGCATTACCTGATTTACTCACTCAAGCTTTAGGTGTTGGATTTGATTTAAAAGTTGGTCACGATTATGTTGAAAATGCAGGAGAAAGATATGAATTTTATCATACAGAAGAAGACAGGCTTCCATTCGATTTGGAATACTTCAATACCATCACAAAAGGTGGTGTCCCACGTAAAACTCTTAATATTGCTCTCGCTGGTACCGGTGTCGGTAAGTCTTTATTTATGTGCCATGTGGCTTCCTCAGCTTTAGTACAAGGTTTCAATGTTTTATACATTACAATGGAAATGGCTGAAGAAAGAATTGCAGAAAGAATAGATGCTAATTTACTTGATGTACCCATTGATCAATTAGATAAAATATCGAAAGATAGGTTTTCATTGATGGTTAGCAATATTGCAAAGAAAACTACAGGTAAATTAATTATTAAAGAATATCCAACCGGTTCTGCACATTCTGGTCATTTCCGTGCATTACTAAATGAACTGAAACTTAAAAGACAATTTGAACCTGATTTAATATTCATAGATTATTTAAATATCTGTGCATCATCAAGAATGAAAGGAATGGGCGGTGCAATCAACTCATACTCTTACATTAAAGCAATTGCTGAAGAATTACGTGGCCTTGCGGTCGAGTTCGACATACCGATCTTCTCTGCAACGCAAACGACTCGTTCTGGTTATTCTAACTCGGATGTTGGCCTTGAAGATACCAGTGAGTCTTTTGGATTACCCGCAACCGCGGATTTAATGTTTGCTTTAATATCTACCGAAGAACTTGAACAACAAGGTCAGTTCATGGTAAAGCAATTGAAGAATAGATATAATGATCCAACGCAACATAAAAGATTTGTGATTGGTGTTGATAGGTCAAAGATGCGGTTATTTGACGTAGAAGAAAATCAACAAACCCTAACCGACGACACTCCAGTATTTGATAAAACAGAAACTGGAAAAAGATTTAAGGATTTTAAACTATGATAAAACATTTAATAGCAATAATATGGTGCCTAGCTTTTTGGGGTGGATTCATTACAGGCAAAAGCGTATTTGCAGGAACTTGGAATGAAAAACCAGTAATGTGCGATGATATAAAGCACGTATCTAATGTTATAAGAGATAAGGGTGAACTTCTAATTGTTTCTGGAATACAACTGACAAAAGTTCGTGACCCTGATGAACCAAATGGTTTATCTCCAACACCAGCAACTTTACCTTTACGAATGTATGTAAATCTCGAAACAAAAACATGGACTATCATCGAAACACATCCATCTTATGGTGTATCGTGTGTTTTAGGTTATGGTGAAAACTTTAATTCAATACTATTGGAAACAATGTAATGTTTTATGATATAGAAAAATTAAACGAATTAGAAAAAGAACTGTCAGAAAATTTGATGAATGCAGATGGAAAGACACACGAAAAAGAATACAGACCTTTTTGGGTAAATTACAGAAGTGATATGCCTAAATGTTTGATGGTTATAAGAGAATACCGAAGTGTGCTTGAACAAATGAAAGCAAATAATGCAAAAACTTGAAGAAAAATTTACTCATAAAGTAGATCCAAGATCTATACACATTGATCAGCGTAAACAAGACACAAGACGTGATGCTTGGGATAGAGATTATATGCCGGCAGATTGGAAGAAACCTGAACCAAAGTCTGATAAACGTATTGAAAATGCAAAGCCAGTTTTTATATTTGCTTTTTTCTATATTTGTATATTAGTCATGTTAGATGCAACGAGGTAAAAATGGAAGCAAGATTAATTAGTTATTCTCAACCAACAAGTATTGTAGGAATAGATGATGTAGAAGAATTGATTGCATTTTCTGCAAGAGTTAGTAATCCTTCTAATCAAATGAATAAAGAAACAAATAAAAAGTTATTAAATTATCTTATAAAACATAAACATTGGTCACCATTTGAAATGGTGAGTGCATGTATCGAGATAACTACTACAAGAGATATCGCTAGACAAATATTAAGGCATCGAAGTTTTAGTTTTCAAGAGTTTAGTCAAAGGTATGCAGATCCAGTCAAGGAGTTAGATTTTGTTACAAGAGAAGCGAGAATACAAGACAGTAAGAATAGACAAAATAGTATCGAAGTTGATGATGAAACTTTCCAACTCGATTGGGAAAGAGAACAAAAAAGAGTTATCTGGATGTGTAAACAAGTTTATAATGCCGCAATCAAAAAAGGTATTGCCAAAGAAGTAGCAAGAGCAGTGTTGCCAGAAGGATTGACAACATCAAGATTATATATGAATGGAACATTACGAAGTTGGATACACTTTATAGAATTAAGGTCTGAAAACGGAACACAAAAAGAATGTAGTGAAGTTGCAGTTGCGTGTGCTAAAGCAATATCAAAAATATTTCCAATGGTAGAGGATTTTTATAATGAATAAGTATACACAAGATATGACTGGCACTGGCCAACATGTAGAATTACCTGATGTAGAGCCTGAAAGATATTATGATTGGATGCTGTGGAAATTAAGACAAAGTCCGGAATGGAAAAAAGCTATTTACGGCAAACCTACGTTTAAAGATAAACTTGAAAACTTTTTAAAAACTAGTAGTTTAGCATTGTCTTTGATATTTTTTGTAGGTCATGTTCTGATTGCAGTGGTAGTTGTTAGTATTATTACAGGTGCAGATATATGGGAAGCTGGTGCGGTGGCTTTAATAGAACCTGCAATAAATTCAGTTTGGTTTTATGCACTACATTCTTTTTGGAAAAGATTTAATTAATATGTTAATCACTTTTTTTCATTTAAATGCATTTTTTCCTTTACATTTCCATAAAAGTGTGGTAGAATATATCTATAATAAAAATTTATGGGAGTTAAATTATGAATATAGATCAAGCAATGTTTAATAGACAGGAAAAAATTAGAAGATTTCCTAACAGTGTACTTGCTAAGCAAGATAGATTTATGAAGTGCCCTATCAATAGAAGACTCGTTTATGGTCTTCAAAAGCGTAGGCATTGGAGCGAGTTTGCTCAAAACATTTTGTCTTTTTTTGAAAAGACAGGTTTCCTCACAATCAAGCAGTGTGTGGCTGGCAATGATTTTGTTCGCAAACAAGATCTACGAGATGCAGAAATTGCTGCTAAACAAGCGGAGGCAGTGTAATGAAATTAAAATTTGCAAGATGTCACTTTACTGACGATTATGTTAAGATAATATCTTACTTAGGTATGGGTAACTACCACGTAGAATACCCTGACGGTGAAATGCAATCAGCACACGAATCTACTCTTGATTTTGACGGAGCGGTTCATGTAGAATTTCCAACATGGAAGAAAGCGTAGTTATTATGGGAATCTTTATAGGTAAACACAATAGATCATCTTCTTGGATTGGTAGGTTTGATCCAAAAAATCCAGAAGACATGAAAGAATATGAAATGGTTAAAGCGGTTGTAAGATCTTGCAACTCACCAACTCAAAAATTTAGAGTTGAAAAGAAAGGTAGAAAACCAACTAATGGTTTTAATTACTTTGGTGATCCTAAAGGTGGTATGAAGAATGCCACACTCTGGGATGTATATGTTTATAGGAGACATGCCTTATGATTATCGTTGATTATAGTGGCATAGCGTTGGCAAGTATCATCATCAATAAAACATTTGATGAACAAATGATTCGTCATATGATACTTAACTCCCTTAGAATGTATCATAAAAGATACAAAGACGAATATGGCGAAATGATACTTGCTGTCGACGCATCTAATAATTGGAGAAGGAAAGCTTTTCCTCAATATAAAGCTAATCGTAAAAAAGATAGAGGCACTTCCACATTTGATTGGAATGAAGCATTTCGTATCTTAAATAAAATACGTGAAGAAATTGCAGAAAACTTTCCTTATACGGTTATAAGAGTTGATGGTTGTGAAGCCGATGATGTTATAGGTACATTAGTTTCTATGAATCCAGATCACAACAATGATTTCAATCCACAAAAATATATGATTGTATCTTCTGATAGAGATTTCTTACAACTACAAAAATTTAAAAATGTTAGGCAGTTTTCGCCTCTTCTTAAAAAAGAATTATCTGTAGATAATCCAAGAGTGTATTTACAAAATCATATTATACGTGGTGACAAAGGCGATGGTGTACCAAACATCTTATCCGAAGATAATGTATTTGTTGAAGGATTCAGACAAAAGCCTATGTCACAAAAGAAAGTAGATGCAATCATTGAAGACTTAGAAGAAGGTGAATTGTTATATGCTGCATCATGGTATCGTAACTATTGTAGGAATAAGAAATTAATTGACTTAACCGAAACACCAGATGATCTTAAAAGACAGATTATAAATAACTTCATGGCCGACAAGCCAGATACACGTTGGATGAGACGAGGTAAAGTATTTCCATACCTTGTAGCAAACAGGTGTAATGAATTGATTAAAAGTGTACAGGAGTTTATTTAATGACAAAATATGTATTTGAAATACTGGAAGAAGTTGGTAAACAAAGAAATCGTAACGACAAAGTTAAGATTTTAAAAACCAATGAATCATGGGCTTTAAAAGATATAATTAGAGGTTCGATGGATTCCACCGTACAATGGAATTTACCAACAGGTAAACCACCTTACACACCATCTCCAGCTCATCATCACCCCGCAAATTTACTAAGAGAAAATACAAAATTTAAATATTTTGTAAGAGGTGGTGTAGGTGAAAAAATGCCAAAATATAAGAGAGAAAATATTTTTATTGGTATACTAGAAGGTGTACATCCTGAAGATGCTAAAGTTGTTTTATCTATGATTAATAAAGAAAATTTAAAAGGTATAACAAGACCTGTTGTGGAAGAAGCTTTCCCTAATTTATTACAAGATAATTCAAATGAAGTGAAAAAATAGTTGTTTACAAATCGTAAAAACTATGGTATTATATTATTATTTAAGGTGAAACATGAATATTTTTATACTCGATAAAGATCCAATAATTGCTGCACAAATGTTATGTGACAAGCATGTTCCAAAAATGATTATTGAATCTGCACAAATGCTAAGCACAGTACATCGTTTACTTGACGGTAAACCAGAAAAACGTAGGTCAAAGTCCGGCAAAACTATGCAAACCTATTACTCTTTTGGTGATATACGTGATGATTTATATTATCTTGCCGTACACAAATATCATCCATGTACTACATGGACAGCAGCAAGTTTAGCTAATTACAACTGGCACTATGCACATTTTGTTGCGATGGCCAGAGAATTTCAATTCCGTAGAAAAAAAGAACACATAACTTTTAAAAAATTAGGTCCAATATTGGCCGCTCCGCCTATAAATATACCAGATATAGGTCTTACCGAATTCGTACAAGCCATGAGTCATTTTCCAGATTGCATGGTTCCCGGCGATGCAGTTCAAGCATATAGAAACTATTACCATCAAGCGAAACCATTTGCTAAATGGGATTGGGGAAGACCTGCACCTGATTGGTGGAAAGGATACCAAGTTGCCTAGATATACAGTAAAGCCTTTAGAAGAAGGCGATGAATATGATATTGTGTGTAGTTCTGAAGAATTGCAAGAATATTTAAAAAAACATAATTGTATTAAAGTTCTTAAATTTCCTGGCGTTATATCACACCAAGGAAGTCTCCTATCTAAAACCGATCAGGGTTGGAAAGATAACTTAAAGAGAATTAAACAAAATTCTGGAAGAGGAAATACTATAAAGGTATAGGAGAAAATATGAACATTTTTTTAGTGGTATCATTTATTATGGCTAACACTATGTCAATTGATAGACCTCTATATATATTTCAAAGCCCTTCATTCGGTAGTGTTGCCGAATGTAAAGATTATGTATCTGTTATGTATCAAAGAATTTACAATACTGCTGCAGCATCATACAACTTTGAATTAACACCTGAGGCAATCTATTGCGTTAAAAAAGAACAATTGAGAGATCTTTTTAAATATAATTATGAGCAACAAAATAAAGAAAACATTTAGTCATGAAAAAATTGATATTGGCTATGAAGACTTGGATGCTAATACCACCAACAGCGGGAGAACTTACCGTACTCCTGATGGTAAGTCTTATCCTAGCGTTACGACTGTTTTAAGCATACTTAATGAACATATAATTAAAGCTTGGCGTGAACGTGTCGGCGAGGAAGAAGCCAATCGTGTTAGTGGCGTGGCTTCCGGTCGTGGCACGCGAGTCCACAGTATAGTTGAAAAATATTTAAATAATGAAGACACAACAGATTTCCTACCAAACATAAGGCAAAGCCTTGAAAATCTAAGGCCAGTACTCGACACAAATATTGGAAAGATATTTGGATTAGAAGTTCCTTTATTTAGTCATCATTTAGGTGTGGCTGGTAGATGTGACTGTATTGCTGAATACAATGGTGTACCGTCTATCATAGATTTTAAAACATCTCGTTACATAAAAAAGAAAGAAAAAATTACTAATTACTTTGCACAAGGTGCAGCGTATTCCATTATGTGGGAAGAGCGTACAGGCATGGTTGTGCCTAATATAGTAATCATCATGGACGTGGACCATGAAAAGCCGTCAGTCTTTGTAGAACACCGTGATAACTGGACTGATTTATTACATAACACAATAAAAGAATATAGAACAAGAAAGATGTTTGGTCACTAATGAAATTAACTGAAGCAATACAATTAAGATCTGAATTTGAATTTATCACTAAAGGTTATAATATGCCGGAAGGATCTGATATAGATAATATAGAATGGTTTATAAAAGATGGCCATAAATCAAATTCATTAAGAAAAGGATTTGATGATGCACTAACGTTAGCGAAGAAAATAAAGGAGTTTAGCGATGGCTGCACAAAAACAATTAGAACCCGGAAGCAAATACGCGACATTTGATAAAGACGGTGACGGTGTAGTTACTGATGAAGAGTTTGAAATGGAACAAAAACTTATGATGCTTGAAAATGAAGATAAAAAACAAGATGCACAAAGAAACATGGCTTGGTTTGCTCTTGGCGGCATGTTACTTTATCCTGCTTTTGTTATTGCTGCAACAGTATTTAATCTCGATAATGCTGCAAAAATATTAGGTGATATGGCCGCAGTTTACTTTGTATCTGTTGCTGCAATCGTAGCGGCATTTTATGGTAAAGAGGCACTGGCCAAGAAAAAATAAAACAAAAGTTTTGTAATGAAAAATTTAGTATTCCAATATTATATACCTTATGAATCGTTTGACGCTGATATGGGTGGTATAAGAATGCCGGAATGGGCTTTAGCTGGTTCAAGATCTGCAAAAGCCTATGCCGATTATTGCGGTGCTGAATATGAATTATCGCATGATAGATTTTTTAAAGAAATAGATCCAAGACTCGATTCAATAAAAATTGTATTTGATGAGAAGTATGATCAGTACGATCATATTCTTTCTATCGATTTAGACATGCTTATACACGCAGATGTCGGTGAAAATATCTTTGAAAAAGATATTAAAGATGTTGCAATGGTACATGAACTTGGTGTTCACACTGGCGGTCCAGCAGGTTGGCTTAGTCGTGTTATGTATCAACCACTCTATAAAAGAGGCATAGTAGCTTATGGCAAACATTTATGGGGTGAAGACTGGATGTTTCCAAAAAGTAAATTATATCCAGATGAAAAATTTAGGTATATGAATGGTGGTTTACAACTTTGGTCAAAAGAAGGCAGAATTAAAGCACGTAAACATTTTACTTCAGTAGATAACTATATTCTACATACCAGATATACGGAACAGATGTATATCAACTTACAATTATCACAACCAATTTTTGAAGTAACAGAATTAGATACACATTGGAATAGAATGCCGTATCAATGGCGCGGTGGTCCTGATGGAAAGATTAATCATTTCTTGGCAAGAACTAAATTTGATATGCCAAGACTAGAAAAAACGGAGTTAAGTATATGGCAAAGTTCTTAGAAATAGCAGCTGAGCGACCAAGAGGTTTGAATTGGGAAGTCATGAATCTTGCAACACATGCAGGTGTAGTAAAAGGTGATGCAACAAATTTGCCACTACCTTACAATGACAACGAATACTTTGGTGTATATTCAGAACATTTTATAGAACACTTATACAAATATCAAGGCATAAATTTTTTTAAAGATGTAATGAGAATATTAAAGCCAGGAGGAGTTATTAGAACTGTTTGGCCACCTTATGAATTTATAGAAGTATTGATCAGCAATGATGAACTTACACCAGATCAGCAAATGTTTGTTGAACACTACTACAACTTTTATATTGTGAAAGAACAATTCTCACCACCCGGCAATTCACATAGGTCAAAACGTGAACAGTGTGCATTAGGTTTATTATATCAAAAAGGTCAACACTTATATATTTGGTCAAGAAATGAAATGATGGAAACATTAAAAGACATGGGTTATACAAACGTTAAACTATATCCGTATCAAGAAAGTGGTGTACCAGATTTTAAAAATATTGATACCCCGGGAAAAATAAGAGCATTACATTCTGCGGTAGTCGAGGCAACTAAACCGTGGTAATAACTTTAAAGTTTAATGGCGAACAACAATTGTTTCATTATTATTGGTTACCACTAATGTATAAACATAATGAATGTAAGTTTATAGTTGAAGACAAAACAACTAAAATGATTTATCCTAAAGATATTGATAACTTAGAAGTTGTCACTAATATTAATAATGTAAAATTAAGACAACCCGTATTACATTGTCAAATAAATAAAGTTCCAACTTACAAGACAATGATTGAGTTACAGGCAAAGCGTGCAGGTGAATATGAAGATTTTGGAAAATATTATGAGGTATAGCAATTAAAATCCTAATAGTAGGTGCTGGATTCTCTGGTGCCGTGGTTGGCAATCAATTAGCAAAAGCCGGCCATTCAGTCGATATTATAGATAGAAGAGATCACATAGGTGGTAACGCTTATGATTATGTAAATGATGACGGCATACGTATTCATAAATATGGACCACATATATTTCATACAAATGTTAAGAGAGTTTATGATTGGATAACTCAATTTGGTGAGTGGGTAGAATACAGGCATAAAGTCAAAGCCATGTTGAGTGATGGAACATATGTAACATTACCTGTAAATCGTGAAACAAAAAGAATTGTAGGTGAAGATAATATAATAAGTACGTTTTATGCGCCCTATACATATAAGATGTGGGGTAAAAAAATAGAAGAACTTGATCCATCTATTTTAAGAAGAGTACCAGTACGTGATGATGACAATGAAGAATACTTTCCAAATGACGCATATCAAGTCATGCCGAAAGATGGATATACAAAAGTTTTTGAAATGATTTTAAACCAAGATAGAATTAACGTTAAGTTATCTCAACCTTTTGATAAAACTATGGAAAAAGATTATGATCATATTTTTAATTGCATGCCAATAGATGAATACTTTCAATTTAAATATGGTCAACTGCCTTATCGTTCAATAAAGTTTCATCATGTAACATTACCGATGCCTAAAGTTCTACCTACTTCAAATGTTAATTTTACAAATGATGGACCTTACACACGAGTTACTGAATGGAAAAACTTTCCAGAACACGGTAAAAATAATTATGTTACGGCATTGACATATGAAGAACCTTGTGATTATAAATTTAATGACTATGAAAGATACTATCCAGTAAAAGACGTTGATGGCGAAAATAGAAAAAAATATCATGAATATAAAAAATTAATTAAATCAAATATGACGTTTATAGGTAGATGCGGTATGTACGTGTATATTGACATGCATCAAGCAATTAGCTCTGCATTATATACAGCAAAGAAATTTTTGGAGAAACATAAATGAAAAATATAATTTATCAATATTGGCAAGGTGACTTAAAGCCGGGTGTTATTTACAGTACAGAACTTATGAAAAAGTATGCCGATAAAATTGGTGCAGAATACAGGTTTGATCATAATAAAATTATTGCAGGTAAAAAAGTTAATGTACCAATTTATTATGAACCAGCAAATCCTTTAGTGGATGATTCATTTGATGATTATGATAATGTAGCATTAATTGACATTGACGTATATCCAAAAGATAACTTAGAAGAAAATTTATTTGAACAACTCGATGATGAAGATGCAGGTATATGCACTGAACCTAATCAACCTCACTATAGACAAATATTTAATGTTGCAGGTATTACAAACCAAAATGATAATAGATGGACCGATATTTTAAAATCCGAATGGAATGTAGATTATTCATATGACGATCAAAAAAGACCTATGGTTTATAACACAGGTGTTGTAGTTATATCTAAAGAAGGTTTAAAAAAGATGAAAACTCAGTGGCCGTCATTTCAAGAATATGTCAACGTAATTAGTAGAAATGGATTTCCAAGATTCTATGTTTTTTTCCAAGATTATTTCTCAGCATTTATTCATATGAATGGTTTTAAATTTAAAAGAATGCATAATGGTTGGAACTCATATATGCATAAAGTTGGTTCACATCCTAATGCTAAGATTGGTGACACTCGTACGGAAGATACAAAGTTAGTACATATCATGTTTAGAACTGCAGATGATTGGCCAAAAGAAGCATTATATGGTATAACTAATTTACCTATAAAAGATTGGAAGTTACCAGTTCATAAAGGCTGGCCAAATGATGCCGTTACACCTGATAGTTTAGTCAGTCAAATAAATAAAATACAAGGACAATAATATGCTTACAGCCGATTTAAATCATGTAAAAACTGTAGAAGAATTTTACAAATCAATTAGACTTCAACAAGAAGTGGCACATGGTAAAGCTTATTGCGATCAACATGATGCTATAACAAAATATATGGAAGAATGCGATTCATATAAAGAGTTAGGTACACATCAAGGTGGCACTGCCGCGTGTGTAATGTTAACAAAACCAAAATATATTGAGTTGATAGACGTTAATCACTACAAATATAGATGGAAACTACAACCACTGGCTGAAGCATACTGCAAAGAACATGGTATCGAGTTGGTAGTAAAAGATGCAGATTCAGGATCACTTGCATCACTCGGTGCACCTGTTGATATGATGTTAATTGATTCATTACATAAACCTGATCATATGAAAAAAGAATTAGAACTACATGGTGTTTCTGTAAATAAGTATATTATAGCACATGATACGTATGTTAATCAATCATTGCAAATGTGTTTGGAAAATTGGTGTAATGAAAATCGTGCTTGGAAAGTACATGAACGAGGCATGTCAAATGTCGGATATACGGTGTTAAAGAAAAATGCGTAATATAATACTACAACACTTTGATGGCCAAATGAGACCACTTGATTATGAATCACAGTGGAACATTATGGATTACGCCGATATGATAGATGCCGACTACAGATTAGTAGAAGGAAAACCATTTCGAAAAAATTTAACAAATGCATGTCAAAAAGTACACATGTTACATGAAGAATTTGATGAATGGGATAATGTGTTAATGTTGGACATTGATATGTTTAGACCTGAACAAATGAGATTAAATGTATTTGATCAACCCGGCATAGGATTATATGCAGAGGTTCAACAAAATTTACATAAAAGATTAGTGCAGTGGCATCCTATGTTGGCCAGTATGAATACACCATATTGGGGTGGTGCTATATACAAAATGGATAGGTATACCAGACAAACCCTACGTAAACAACTCGGTGGTAATGAAGGATGGATGCAAAATTTTAATAAAGCATACAATTATGAAGATGAAGGTATAATGCACGTCTTGGCTATGAGAGCTGGTTTTAAAACTGCAAATCCTTACATGGATAGAAAATGGTGTCAGTGCTCTTTCTTGCCAAATCCAGAAAAAGCAGGCTTTATACACGTAAGAACCAAAATTACACCTCAAGGTCCTAAGCAAGATAAAATATTAAATTGGCAAAATTTAGTTGAAAGAAGAATCTTATCTGCATATAGGCCATTGGACAGTAATCGCGAAGATGCTTAATGTATTGTTTGAAAGATACAAATCAAGAAGATTGAAGTATCACATATATTATGAAAAAGAATTTTATGAAGATAGATTAAAACCCTTTATGATATTACAAGTAGGTGTAGAGCCTAGTTTACAAGTATGGCTTAAATATTTTACTAAGTCACAAATTTATTGCATTGATAGTTTTAATAATATTGATCCAAAAGATATTTCTTACTTAAAAGAAAAAAGATTGAATTGGTCAAGATGTAATGTTAATGATAAAAAGAATGTTGAACATGTAATGAAAAATATATGGAACAAACCGCGTTTTAACATTATAATAGATAATACTAGTAATTATGAAACATTAAGACATTACGGTGTTGACAGGTATTACAAAGAGGTGAATGATGAAATCTTTCGTCATAGTTGTAAAAGATAATAATATATCTGAATCCGGCTTTAAAGAACTAAAAGAAAGTTACGATAAGTACGGACATGAAGAAGGTGTTGAACCTTACTATGCGATTGATTCATATAAAGCCGAAATGTATGCAAGAGGTAATGGTCTTCATTGGAACTATCCATGGTCAGGACAGGCTACCGATTTAAAAACTGGTTTAATTAAAACTGCATATCCTACTGCCGATAAAGGAAAAAGAATTTCATGTTTTTTAAGTCATTGGTATCTTTGGCAGAAATGCAAAAAATTAAATGAAAATATTTTGATACTAGAACATGATGCAAGACTAATCAAAAGATTACCTAGTGATAAAACATTTAATAATTGTAAATATGACATTATAGGTATTAATGATCCATCGATGGCAACACGTAAGTCAAAATTATATCATGATAAAATATTAGAAGGAACACAATTTTTTCAACCCGTTCCAACAATAGATGAATTTAACGTGCCTCAAGGTTTGGCCGGTAATTCTGCATATGTTATCAAACCTGCAGGTGCAATTAAAATGATTGAATTGGCAGAAGAACATGGTATGTGGCCAAATGATGCACTAATGTGTAAACAGCTTATTCCTACAATTGGTGTTACACGTAACTTTTATACAAGAGTTCAAGGATTGAGGTCAACGACAACACTATGAAGATGTATGTAATAACAATAATGGAAAATGAACAATCTGTACAGGTTGCAGATAGATGTGTTAAAAGTGGATTAACGTTTGGATATAAGATAGAAAAACATCCTGCATATTCTCCACAAAATTGTAATGTATATCAAGAACTCGATAACCATGGATATGATCCTGCTGGATTTGGTGAAAAATATAGTAGGCTTGAAAACTGTATAGCGGGTTTT